GTGGCTTGCTTCGTACCCTTGTCAGAATACTGGGTCAGAATGCGAGCGACTATTGCCCCAACTGCCATTTTAGACTCGCTCTCTGTTCAAATGCTTTTGTAATTCGGCCTTGGCCTCTTCGAGTGCGCGGGCCACGTTCTTTTCGATTTTGTCTTTGTCTTTGTCCACAACACGCCACACAAGACGCGAAGCCTTGCCGAACCTGTTGCCGAGTGTGCGCAAGAACTGGGCAGAACCTGTGCGGTCTGCTGTGCCTTTGGTCTTGCGACCTGCGATTTCAAAGATGGCGCCAGCTGCGGACTTGTTGATTAACGCACCCGATGAAGTGGTGTAATCGGCTCGAGTCTTGCCTTGCGCCTTGGTCTTGCGAATACCCGCTTGAATGACACCAGTGTTCCAGCCTGGCCAGCCAGCACCGCCGCGAGTTGACCTGCGTGGTTTGGCTGGGTCGTTTGGACTCCAGCCGCTCATTGGCGTGCCGCTTGGCCCGTAGCCGCTGGCTTCTGATACGAGTGCGCGGGCATCTCGTTCAGCGCCAGCAAGCTCCGAGTTGATGACCTTATTGAACCGTTTCACTGCGTCTTTGTCGAACTCTTTGAGCGCGGTGAGTGTTTCGTACACCCCCGTCAAGATAATCGCTTCGTCAGCCATTTGTCTTTTTCGCCCGTTCTTTGAGGTAAGCAGTTATCGCTTCAAGTATCCCCTCGGGGGCATCAAGCAAATCAATGGGTGAAATGCCTGTTTCCACCGAGATAGCCGCTACAGTGTAGGTTAGGCTGTCTCGGTGGACCCGAAAGACGCGTCAGCGTCCAGTTCTGCAGTTAAAATGGTGTCCAAGAACTCTGGACCCCACGGCTTTACAACGACGCCAGCGGCGCCCATTGACTTCCAAGCCAACCAATAGATGTGCTCGATTTTTTGCTCTTCACCGAGCAGTTTTGGCATTCCTTTGCCGTACTGTTGTTCGAACGCAACGATGACGCGAGGCGTTAACTTGTAAGTCGCCTCGACGCCGTCTGTTGTTTTGACCTTGATTGCTAAGCCGTCCATTTGTTCCCCCTTGTTAGTTTATGACTTTGAGATGGTGCCCGAAATCGGCCAGGTGACCGATGCGGTTGCGAGTTCGCCGATAGCTCCATTAAGCGGAGTCCACTCGGAAACCAACGCGCTAAAGCTGTACGTAGGTGAGCCGCCAGCAACTGGTTTCACGGTCATTGAGACCGCTGTGCCGATTGTTGGGTAGATTGTCGCTTCTAATGCACTAGTCGCGTAATCTTGGTTGAACTCGAGCGCGATGCTGTTGTCCGCAAGGCCTGCGACTCTTGTACGAGCCGTGTTGCCAAAAGCTGTTGTCTCAACCACGTCAAGCGTTGTGCCCAAAGTGACTGAAGTGACGTAGCTAGAAATATCCGTGGTGCCGAATGTGACAGCCACGTTGGTGAGTACGATACGAGCCATTTATGAAACCGCCTTTGTGATATTGCCGTCGATAGGCCATGTAACCGATGCAGTCGCGAGTTCTCCGACGGCTCCATTAAGCGGAGTCCACTCGGAAACCAACGCGTTGAAAGTGTATGATGGGTTTTGTGCTCCAGTGGTGGCGCCATTTGGCTTCACCACCACGGCAGTTGTGGTGCCAATCAATGGGTAGACTGTTGCTTCTACGCTGCTAGTCGCGTAGTCCTGATGGAACTCGAGTGCTACTGAGTTGTCAGCAAGACCACCAATGCGTGTGCGAGCACTAGAGCCGAAAGCTGTTGTCTCGATAACGTCGTCTGTTGTGGTCAGTGTGACGCTAGCGATATGGTCACTCAGGTTTACTGAGTTGATTGTGATGTATGCGTTTGTTAGCGTTATGACAGCCATTAGTCGTCGGCTCCTTCTGCTTGTAGCGTAGTGGGTCTATTGGTAGAAAGGTGCCCAGCGCTTACAAGTGCCGCGATGTTGCATCCGTGTTCTAACAAATCTTTTTCAGCGACTTGGTCGCCTTTTTTCTTGTTGGCCACCGCTAGGGTGTCCGAGGTGATTGTATACATTTAGTCTCCTTGACCGTACACGGTGAGTCGATAGCGATAAGATAGGTAGTCAATGTCGCCCATTTGATAAGTGCCAGACTCTGCAGAGGTGACGCGCAACGTGTCGCACGCACCGCCCAAAGTACGGTCAGATTCGATGGCCGCCTTGATTGAGCTGTCACCTGAACCCGCTAGGTATTTGTCTAGCTTGTCCTGTCCAGTGCGCTCTGAGAAGCGTTGAACGATGACGAACACATCAAGATTGGCTTGGTCCAAACCGCGGGCGTTGTTCAGGTCGAAAGTGAAATCGAGCTGGCCCACTACCACACACGGTGGCACGATGACGTCTGGAACGAGGTCGTAGGTGCGCAAGCCATCAATAGACGAAAGATTCTTTTTGATGCCTTCGCGAATGTCGGAGATAATCACGCAACGAGCCCGTTCATCTTGCGGAATGGGCGAATCAAAGCCTCAACATCTGGGTCGAGACGTGATGAAAGACGAACTGTGCCGAGGTCTGGTGTGCCTGCGATACCGAACGGTGATTGGCGGCGAATGAACAGGCGTGAAGCCTGAAGTTTGGCTGCCATTTGGATTTCTGCGGGAATCGATGGCCAGCCCCAAACGCCTTTGATTCGGACAGACTGTGGCAAGTTGTAAGGGAAAATGTAGGAGCCGATGGCCAAAAAACGAGAATACGGCCACCCACGGCGCGGGTTGTTGATTGGCTCCAGCATATAATCGCCAGCCACCCAAATCGTGGTGTAGAGCTGGTCGAAGTTGTCGTCTGTTGCAAGCTCTGTGAATGAGACGAAATCGTCTGTGTTGCAGGTGTACCAGTCCTGCGCTGTGTAGTAACGAGTCACTGGAGCGGCTGTTGTGCCGTCTCTGTAAAAGAATCGGCCAGTGTAGTCATCAATCATGCGGCTGGCTGTCAGAATAGCAGCCTCGAGCGCAGTGTCGTCTGTGATGTCCTCAATAGCGAGGCTCGTCTTCAGGTCAGACAGTGTGCAGTATGCGTTTGTTAGAGCCACGCTTGGTCCTTTTCTCTAGCTGTTCTCGTTGAGTTGCCAGGCTATGTGATGCCGCTCGTCGAGCCAGTAACTCTTTTGGTGGGGCAGAATCGCTGCAGTGTTCACATGGATTGGGAATCCAAGCTGGCGAACTCTGCGGCTAAAAAGTAAGTCTTCACTAATCCACTCGCCGTCAATCGGACCGTCCCAGAACCAGCACCAATCGGTGCCTTGATGTGGGTCGGCCATTTCGCGCATCTTTTCCAAGACGCTGCGGTGAATGAGCACGCACCCCGTCCCGCATGCATCTATTTGAAAAATAGCGTTGCGGTCGTATTTAAACAATGGCAAAAACCCCTGAGGGGTGTCTTGAAAAATCGCTGGGACTGGCTTTGGGTAAAGGCCTTCGTCCTTGAAAGCTGCGAACACAAGGCCCGCAACCACTGGGCGCTCTATGTGGTGCGCCGTGTCGATGAGCTGGTCAAAGACTGCGGGCGAGAGTTGCTCGTCGGAGTCTATCAACAGCAGCCAGTCAGAGTCTGTGTTGTCCAAGAAGGTCTTGACCACTCTATTGCGCAACTTGCTCAGCAGCCCGTTGCCTTTGATTCGAACAAACGGGCCGAGTCTTGCACTTCTCGCCTGTGCGAGTTGCACCAACTTAAAAGCGAAGTCGCCGTTCACGGTGCCTGGGTCGCAGACTCCGATTGATACTTTGTGGCCAGATTTCATGTGTCTCCCCCGAGAGGTGCAGTGCAGATGAGTCGGGGGAGTCTCACCTGCACTGCACTTGTACTAGATTCTTTCAGATTAGAAAGAAGGTGCTACCAAACCAGTGCCTGAAATGATTGAGGCTGCTGCTGGGTAACGTCCCGCTGTAAATGCGCTAAATCCGTAAACGACAGTCTTGATTGTCAAGCTGCCTGGAGATGTTGCATCGAAGCGAAGTGAGAACGGTGAACCTGGCTGCTCCCATAGGTGCATTTCGCGTGAATCAACGAGGTAGATTTCGTCCTGGTTGGTTGCTGCGCCGTAGGCTGTGCCCACGTTTGCATCTGTGATGATTGGAAGGCCTAGGAGCTGGTAGCCTGAGTTCGCGTATTGTGCGACTCCTGCGCCAACGCCGATTGCGTTCATTTGTCCGTTAGCTGTTGGTACAACTACTGGGCGACCTGTTGAGTCTGTTGCGGCCAAAAGGAACGCAAGACGACGTGGGTGCATAATCCAGTGAGTTGGTGTTGTGAAAACGTTGCTCTGTACTTGCTGCAAAGCATCTGCAAGCTTTGGGTACAAGAGTGCGACTGTTGGTGTTGTCGCTGTGAATGTGATTGCGTTTCCACTTGAGTTGCGGATACCGAGCATCTGGCCGTTTGAGCCAGAACCGTTCAGAATCTGCGAGTCAAGTGTTGTGTGCCACGAACGAATGAGGTCTGCGACCACGAATGAGTCGATGCCTGTACCGCGCTCGATTGCTTGGCGTGAGAGGTCCTGTTGTCCTGCGATTGTACGCACGTTAACAGTCAGTAGTGTGTCGTCTGCGTCAGTTTCTGAAACTTCTGTGTTCTGTGTCTGCTGAACCGCAGTCGATGTACCAGTGGTCATACGAGATATTTCAAGCGTCATACCTGAAGGGGGCAAGGCCATCTTGTTTGTGGCGAAGTCCGCTGTTGGGCGTCCTGCGCGAGCAAGAGGAGCAGCTAGTTCTGTGAGGTACTGTGGTACTACGAGACCAACGAAGTTGCCAGTTCCAACGTCACGACGTTCGACTGATTCTTCCTTCATGTGGCGAGCAAGACGCTCATTTGCTGAGTAGTCGTTGCGGAACTGTGCATTGAACGCGTCCTTGATGAACGAGTTCTCAGAGTCTGCTGTGTATGTGCGTGCTTCTGAGATGACGCGAGCGCCACCAACTGATGCAGGTGTTGCAACTGGTGCAACTGATGCACGTGCTTCTGCAGCCTTAACGTCTGCTTCTGCTTGTGTCTTTAGCTTTTCGATTTTTGAATCGAGTGAACGTGACTCTTCTACAAGAGCGTCAACCTTCTCGGTCTCCTCTACAGTAAGGTCGGTACGGTTCTCTTCTGCTACTGCTTCGAGAACTGCGTCCATTTCAGCCTTAACTGCATCACGGCGCTCGATTACTTTGTCAAGAAATGACATTGTATGGCTCCTTATGAGTTTGGATTCGAGGTGGTGGCGATTGGGCTCACGGCGCTTGAAGGGTGTGAGAGTCGCTCCGACTTCGGTATCTGATGGCGATTTGCCAGCAGAATGTTATTTTGTGCTGTTGACGATAGCCTTGGCCAAGCGAAGCGAGATTGAGCGAGGCTGTGAAGCTTCGTCCTCGTCTACACCCATTGTGGCTTCATCTTCCATCGGCACCTCTTGTGCGCCCATCAATGCGGCCATCATTTCGACAGCTTCCATGACGTATTCGTGTCCTTCAGACATCTTTTCAAAGACGGTCTGCAGAATGATGAGTGATTCGCCTGAGACCTCGCGGCCTTCTTTCACAGCTTGAATCGCGTTTGCCAAAGCCTCGCGAGCTTCCACTGTGGTAGTTGGGTAAGCGGGGTAAGTCACGACTGAGACGTCGCCGTCTGCAAGTGAGACCTCAGTGAGTGTGCGCTCTGTGCGGTCTGCACTCCATCTTTGACGAATAACGCGAAATGCGAAGCTCATCTGGTCAACGTCGCCGCGTTGGATTAGAGTCCACAAGTCGCGGGCTTCTGTAGTGTCTGGCAGTTCTGCATCAAAGCGCAAGCCGACCTCGTCCTCGGACAGCTCGAGTGTGCCGTTCTTGGTTCTTGCGAGCGGTAATCCTTCATGGTTGATTAAGAGCCTCACGTCTGGGGTCTCGCTGAGAGTCTTGCGAAATGCACCAGGAGCGATGCGCTCGCTGAATGGAAGTGGCACACTTGAGTCATTGAAGACTGCAGCATAGCCTGACAAGCGCATCACGCCGTCCTCTGCTTCACGTGTTTCGATGTTGCGCACTGTAAAGGTGCGACGCTCGATTTTTTTCATCTTGCTCCTGTCTTCCCCCACGGAATCGCGCTGAA